AGAGACTTCTCCCTACATGAACACGCAAGTAGATTCCCAGTTTATTTGGACCAAGCAGAGCACAGGACAAGTTTATCACTTTGTAGAACAAGGTGGGGAACTTTACTATCTTTGGGGACATTCAGACACAGTAGGAGCCGTGTCATTCTGGAAACATAAAGTTACTATTGCTACTGGTCGTAGAACTAGAAAGGTTGGCGATGTGGGAACACAATTTGTTCCTTACGGCAATAGACTTCTTATCATCAATGGTTATGATAAGCCTATTTGGTTCTATGGCGATCAGCGTTACCGGCTTTTTGGTTTTACATTAGCCACACCACAAATAGAACTTATTGATGTAAATATTACCTATGGGAACACTAGCGACCTGCGAGACGGAATCCCTCGCCCAACCTTTAATGAAACTAGGACTGTTGGAATAGGAGACACAGCAGAGAACGATAGAAACCAGTTTGCCTACAAGATGTCTTTCTTATCAGACACAGGTTCAGAAAGCCCTATGGGGCTCCCAACGCAAGTTGATTGGACTAACGACGCCACCTACAAAGATCGTAGAGGTATTATGCTAAATGAAGTTCCAACAGGAGAGAAAGGAATTGTAGCCCGCAGGATTTACCGAACCAAGAATATGCGTTCAGGACAAACAGCAACAACTGGTAATCAGCAGTTGTATTACCTTGTTAAACAGATTGATGATAATAGCACTACTGAATTTATTGATGTAATTCCAGATGCTGCCCTAGTCACACCTGCTCCTTCTCTTACTGATTCAGAGGCAATCTCTTCTACCTATCAGTTTGGTGCCGCTTGGAATAACCGCCTTTTCTTGGGCGGTGGTGCTCAACATCCTACTAGAATTATTTACAGCGAAGCAGGATTACCAGAACAATTTGGTTCTTTTAATTACTTTGATGTAGGATCTACAACTGGTGGACATATTACAAAACTTATGGGCTACTACAACAGCCTACTTGTTTTCAGAGAAAGAGCAATCGACATTATTCGTAACGGACCACAAGGTCTTACTATTGCTTCCCTTACACCAGATGTCGGCACAACGGCTTCTAACACGATTATTTTAGTTCCCGGTGTCGGCATAGTCTTTCTAAATAAAGACGGGCTCTACGCCACCACAGGGGGCTTGGAAGGCGGTTCACAGGTTAGTGTAGTGAAGATTTCTGACCGCATCGGTAAGGCAATCCAATCTATCAACATTCCAGCCCTACCGAACTGCTGCGCTGCTTATTCCAAGAAAGAAAAAGAATACTGGCTACACTATGTTCGTAAGGGAGGGACGGTTCCAACAAGAGGGATTGTTCTTCACACCTACAATAATTCATTCTCTTTCAGAGGAGCGAACACAAAAGCCGAAGAATACTTATGGTCTTTCACTACTATTCAGTCAGATCCTAATGGAAACTTTATCTTTGGAACTAGACCTGATTGGAGACTTGCTGATGGTTCCCCATCTACACCAATAACTACTGCCTCCAAGGGCTCTTTGATTGGTCTTCAAGTTTGGTCAGGTGCCCCTTACTGGGGCAAACTGCTTACTACTGGAGCAGCAGCGGGAGATCCTGCCTCACGCACTTACACAGCAACAGAGAATCCACTAGACTTTAACCTTTGGGAAAGTAACTGGTTTAACTTTGGAAGCGCTGCTGTTAAACATCGTGTCTTTAATGTTGAGATGGAGATGGTTTCTTATGGAGACAATCCTGTTACGCTTGACTGGGGCTATGATTATGATGCAACTTGGTATCCTGCGGGAGCCCAGAAGATCTCTAAACCAGAATTAGTCTTCACAGAGAAAGAAGATCCTGTCTTTGGTCCAGAAGATCTAACCATCAGTAAAGCACCATTTGTTATTAGTGAAGATTCTCTACGCGGAGGAAGGATTGTAGTTATTCGCTGGGATGTAAACACCAAACTGGTAGATAATTTCAGGTTCCGTGTAAAACAAAACAACGGAAAGCCTGTCCACATTCTTGGATTCAGCATTAACTACAACACCAGCGACCAGTTGCCTCTTAACCAAAGAGCAAGAACTGGTAGAAACCAGCCCTACTAGGAGATAAAATGGCTAAAACATTTACGGATAAACCTATTCACCAATTCGATCAGGTGAAAACTAGCAACATCACGACTAATCTAGATAAACATTTAGATCAAATTAATGGTGGTCTAGACAGCAATAACTTGCCTGTTGATTCAGTGGATAAGGACAGCCTTAAATTACCTATCAATAGTCCCCTAGGCACTAGTGGAGCAATCAATAAGTATGGTTCTGTTATGGCTTCACAGGCTTATTACCAAGTCTTTACTGGTCCTGCTGCCGACATTTACACACCTATCACAAGCATCAATCTAGATTCAGACACTTGGTCTGCGGGATTCAACACTATTCCAGAATTAGATGTTACTTACGAATTGTTCCCACTATCTTTTGACGCAAGAGAAGGAATGCTTATTGGCTGCGCTACTATTGATTGGGAACACGGTAATAATGTTTTCAATGTTGATGATGGAACCGGCAGCTTGGTTGCTCGTGGTAGAGGCAACGACATCTGGACAGAATGGCAGGTCTATGTTAATAATGTCGCTGTTGCTAGAACTGGTAAAATCTTTCCTAGACGACACACTACACAGATTCCTTTTGCTATTCCCTGTGGGACGCAACCAGTTACGGTTGATTGTCGTGTTCAGTTAAACACTTGGCGCTCTATTGGTAGTCCGTCGCTTGAAACAACTTCTACTAACTTTAAGATTTTTAGTGCGAACATCTGGATTCGCAATCAATACCGATAAGGAGAACTAATGGCTATTGTAAAAAACAACTTTTTTGAGGATGGGGATGTCCCCACAGCGGCTGAATTAAATCAGCCCTACGATGATGCTGCGACAGTAACCGCAACACTAGGTCCAGAAAATGTAGCAGATAACTGGATCACCGTTAAACATATTAACGCCCAACCTGCTGGTGTGTTCAATAAACTTTACAACTTTATTTATTCAGGCACTAGTCAATTCTCTACTACTAGCACCTCCTATGTGACCGTAGATAGCACAGGTGCTAATCCATCAGAGGTCATTTTAGGCTACCAGCCAGAACAACACGAGATCTATCGTGTTGAATGCTCTGGTTTAGTAACAAACATTGATGCCACACAGACCTACGATTCTACTGCGGTTCCTCCCAACGGAGATAGGAACTACTATGCTTTCAGACTTTTACTTACTTACGACGATGGAGCAGGACCTTTGACTTTGAACCTAGGAGAATGGGGCTATTCATTTACCTCAATGGCTGGTGGCACTAGTAGATACTACACCGCCAATAATGGTCTTGCCGAGAATACAGGTGTTCCTCTTGGTTATCAGACCTTTCAGTTTTCCAAAGTCTTTAAATACAACGGAGCAACCGGCACAAGAACGCACACAAAGATAGAACTACAAGCCAAAGTTAATTACAACGGGAACACTTTGAAAGTGTCCCGAAACAACATCGTAGTAGTGAGGGCAACAAGATAATGCCTTATGTAAAACCAAACACATTTGTTGATGGTCAGACGCTTGATGCGTCCGACATTAAAGGAAATGATGAAGCACTGAAAGATTATGCTAACGAAGGAATTGTTAGAGCCGACTTTGATAATAACCTTATGGGAACAGAAGAGATCCAACTTGGTGATTATCAGCCAATTACTAATGAATACACCTTTGCTACTGGAATAGCCGCAGGTCTATCAGTAGGTAGGCAGCAAACTGATAGGTCTTATTGGACTAACACCGTCAAAAAGAGCAGGTTACAGGACAACACCTTAAAGGTTTGGCAGTCAAACTATCACACCTCTCCTACACTTATCCTAGAAAAAGGAGGCGATGTTCTCATAACTTATGGTGGTTCTGTTCCCAGTTTTGCTAATGAGGTTGCCCCAACTGGCTTCTGGGATTCACAAATCAAGTTAGGCTACAGAAAGAATAGTTCAGATCTATTAACCTTCGTGGAACAAACCAGATCTTATGCTTTTGAGGAAACACAGATGACTAGTGCGGGACCAAGTGGTTCCGAAAATCCATTTGGATTAACAGGCAAACCATCAAGTGCTGGTGATGAAAGTCCACAAATTAAGTTTGGTCTTCGTAGATGGATTGGTTGGACTGCTGTTTTGAGCTTACCTGCTGGAACTTACAAGTTCTCTTACTACATCAATCCAAAGACAGAGGAAGGCGCTTTTACTGCTAGGACATTCAAGGCAGAAGTTTTCTACAACTGACTTGACTTTTACTTTATTCATAGGAGATTAACGAAAATGGATCCAATTACTTTAAGCATTCTCGCTGGAATGGGAGGCTCCGCTATTACGAGCCTGCCTAAACTTATTCCATCTAAATTAGATAGAGAAAATAAAAGGCGTCTAGAAGCGCTTAAAAAGAGAGAAGAGCGAGGACTACTTTGTCTCTCACAAAAAGAAGAGGCTGCGATGTCTAGTGGTCTTCGATCTACTGCCGACCAAGCATCTGAACAGATGGAACAGCAACAGAAAGCACTTCTTGCTGGTGGTGGTCAAGCAACAGGTGGTCAGGCACTAGCGGCTTCTCTTGGACTACAACAGGAAAGAATGGCTATGGAAAGTGAGATTGGAGACAGAATTCTACAAGCCGACCTTGCTGAAAGGCAGCGTGAGATGGATGAACTGCGTGCCCTTGAAGCCGCAGTTGCTCAAAAGAAACAAGAGCGCGTTGAGGCTGCTGTTGGAATTGCTGGCGCTGGCTTGGAAGCAGGGCTTACTGGTGCCGCACAACAGGCTACTATCCAAGGTCAGAAAGACATTTCTCCTGCCCAAGTCTCTGGACTAGCAAGTCAGTTAGGAATTTCAGAACAAGAAGCAAGAGGGATGTATGAATTGGCTATTGAGAATCCTGAAATGATGAAGTATCTCACAGCATCGCGAGGACAATAAAGATGGGAATTAAAAATGTAAATGGGCGTAATGTTTATGTCCTTGAGCCCTCTCGCGCTACTGGAACCAAGACTACAACTGGTAAGAACTGGGCTAGTCTTTACACCGACCTGCGTTGGCAGGTCTGGGAAGCAACGCAGAAGAATGAAGCAACTATGCTTAAACTGGAACTAGCAAGTGCTGACCAGCGTAGAGATTACTACGATGATAAAATTAAAGTCCTTCAAGACCAGCGTAAGCAGCTACAGAGCGCCGCACTAAAAGCAGAGAGAGGAAGCACAGGTTCGGCAAATAGCGATGCTCTACGAGCCGCACAGGGCTTGGAACGAATGGCTCGTGCTACTGCTGGTAAGACCGTAACTACATCAGGTAAGGTTGATGCGTTTGGTGATCCCATTCCTCCCACTACTAGAATTACGGCTCCAAGTGGTGGTGTAGATCCAAAAGCAAAAGAGATTTATGAAACAATCGCAGCAGACTTTCTTGCTGGTGAGGCAACAGAAGCCGAAGTCAAAGAGGCAGCAGCCGATGCCGGTGTTGCCCCAACAACTGCCGCTGCTCCTTCGTTAGATTCACAGATTGAAAGACTTGATAAAGAACTAGAATCTCTTCTATCAGAGCGTCGAACTGCTGGAACTAGTGTTGATTTTGATTTACAGGCAAGAACACGCAGAGCCTTTGAGGCAGATCAAGGTGTTATTGGTCAAGGCGGAACAGCCTTTGGTCTTGCTCCCCGTCGTCGTAGAACTAGGGC